GATAGCGATATATCCACAGCAAATTTCCACATAATACGGGTTCGACAAGGAGTGATACCTTGAGCAAAGGCAAGCCGAAGCAGCTCGAACCTATCGATTTTGAGGGAGCCACCCAAGAGGAAGGCTCCCTTTCTCATGCCACCGCAACCGGCACGCGCCTCGACAGGCTCCGTGCTCTGCGCAGCAAGCTCGCCGCGCATATTGACAACCCAAACACGCTGGCCCGTGACCTCGCCGCGCTCGCACGCCGATTCCAGGACCTCGATAAGGACATCGAGGAGCTGGAACAGCTAGAGCAGCAGTACGGGGCAGAGATTGAAGGAGAGCACCATCATGAAGAAGATGCCCCCTTCGACCCGTCCACTCTCTGAGGTCGCCGCACAGCTCAAGATACCTACTGGAATTGTGGCGACCGGTTGGCCGTCCATTGCTCGGCAGCTCATGAAGATGAGCTACCCGCTCGATAGCTGGCAGATTGATATTGGCCGCCTGGTTTTCGCGAAGCGCAAGGACGGGTTCTATGCCGCCGGTGTGGGTGGCGCCGCGCTGAGTCTGCCTCGACAGGTCGGCAAGACTCACATGATTGCTGGCTTTATCTTCGCCGCATGCATCGCTTCTCCGAATACGCTCGTCCTCTGGTCAGCGCATCGCGCTCGCACCCACAACGAGACATTCCAGTCCATGCAGGGCATTGCGGCTCGCCCGGCGGTTGCCCCGTTCATCTCCCATGTCCGCCGCGGTGCTGGCCAGGAGGCCGTAGAGTTCGCGAATGGTTCACGAATTCTCTTCGGCGCTCGTGAAAGCGGCTTTGGTCGTGGCTTCGCAAAAGTGGACGTAATCGTGCTTGATGAGGCACAGATTCTCACCGAGAAAGCGCTTGACGACATGCTCCCAGCGACCAACGCCGCACCGAACGGATTGGTGCTGATGATGGGCACCCCGCCGAAGCCGACAGACCCAAGTGAGGTGTTCACGCGCCACCGCGCAGAGTCGCTCGCTGGGGACCGCGACAAGCTCTATATCGAGTGCGCAGCCGACCCCGGAGCCCGAGCTGACGATAAGAAACAGTGGGCGAAGGCAAACCCCTCATACCCGACCCGAGTCAGCGCTGTCGCAATTGAGCGCATGCGCAAGAACCTCACTCCCGATTCATTCAGGCGTGAGGCGCTCGGAATCTGGGACGAAGCCACAGCAACCCAGGCAGCCTTCACCCCTGAAGCTTGGCACGCATGCGAGGGCGAAGCCCCCAAGGAGGGTCGCACCGTGTTCGGCGTGCGATTCTCGCCTGACGGTATGGAGGTTGCGCTCGCTGTCGCTCGCCGCCCGGATACCGGCGGCCCAATCTTCATCGAGGGCCTGCGATCTGAACCTCTGTCCAATGGCACCGGCTGGCTCGTAGACTTCCTCGCCGCGCATGCCTCCCGCGCTGCCCAGATTGTTATCGACGGCAAGGCGGGTATCGGCTACCTTACGAATGCGCTCCGTGAAGCAGGCGTGAAATCCAAGACGCTCATCTGGCAGCCATCACTGGACCAGGTCATTGTTGCTCACGCAACGGTAGAGCAGGCAATCATCGGCAAGGACCTCGCTCACAGCAACCAGCCCGAGCTAACCCAGCAGGTGCTCTCCTGTACCCGCCGAAAGATTGGCAACCGAGGCGGCTTTGGATGGCAAGCAGCAGAAGGTGGCAGTGTCACCCTGTTTGAGGCTGCCACGCTGGCTTACTGGGGCGCACGCGTAACCAAACGCAACCCCGCACGGAAACAAAGGATTAGCGTATGAGTGACTTCTTCCCTATCCCCGCCGATGGTGGGGATATTTTTACGCCCACCGAGTTGGCGCAGCTACGGCTCATGCGAGACCAGCTACAGGCCAAGCGCGCCAGGAACCGGGTGCGACAGAACTATTACGACCAGCGTGTAGGACTCAAAGATCTGGGCATCTCCATTCCTCCGCAGCTGCGGAATATCGATTCGGTGCTCGGGTGGCCTGCCAAGACCGTGGATGTGCTCGCTGACCGTATCCGATTTGAGAAGTTCATCTCGACTCAGGAGAGCAATACCGACCCGTTTGGTTTGAATGAGTTGGTGGCGCAGAACGATTTTCAGGAGGTGTTCGCCCAAGCGGCATCCTCCGCTCTGATTAATTCGTGCGCGTTCATCACGGTCACTCAGGGCGATACTGAGGCAGGCGAGCCGGAGGTTCTTTGGCTGCCGCGGAGCGCTCACTGGGCTACTGGGCTGTGGGATCAGCGCAAGCGCTCGCTCGCCGCCGGGTTGTCTGTGACTCGTACCGATACGGACGAGTTTGGGGACGTGACGGTGCGCGAGGTAACCGTGTACCTGCCGGATAAGACGGTGGTGCTCGGGTTCCCTGCGGCTGGTGAGCGTGCTGAGGCTACCGCTGTTGTGCTGCCGAACCCCGTGGGGCGTCCTTTGATGGTTGCTCTGGTGGTGGGGGCTGACCTGCGCCGCCCGTTTGGGCGCTCGCGGATTACGCGGGCGGTCATGTCGCTAACGGATTCGGCGGTGCGTACGATTGTGCGTTCCGAGGTTGCGGCGGAGTTTTTCTCGACGCCGCAGCGCGCTATTTTGGGCGCGGACCCGGAGGCGTTGGAAGCGTCGAAGTGGGACGCGGTCATGTCGAAGATGCTCGCGATTAGTAGGGATGAGAACGGTGAGCTGCCGCAGATTCAGCAGTTCTCACAGATGTCGATGCAGCCGCATACTGAGCAGTTGCGACAGTGGGCGGCGTTGCTGGCGGCGGAGTCGTCTATCCCGTTGGATGAGCTTGGTTTTCCCTCTGATAACCCTTCGAGTGATTCGGCGATTCAGTCGCAGCGCGACCCGTTGCGGCTGGCGGCGGAGCGCTGTATCAGGGGGTTCCAGTCTGCGTTGCGTCAGGTTGCTGTGCTGACGGTGGCTTTGCAGCATGGGTGGGAAACCGCCCAGGAAGTAACAAATGTACAGGCGCACTTCGCACCGACGGTGCATGTATCGGATGCGGCTGCGGCGGATGCTGTGCTGAAGCAGGTGCAGGTCATGCCGTGGCTCGCGGAATCCGGCGTGGTGTTGGAGAAGCTCGGATACAGTGCGGCGACGGCGGAGCGACTCATGAACGATAAGCGCCGCGCTGAAGGCGTCCAGGCTCTTGGGTTCTATAAGCAGTACAAGGAACGCAAGGATGCTGAGAAGGCGCAGCGGCAGGAGAAGCTCGCGAAGCAACCGCTGGGTGAGTTTGAAGTAACAGAATAACGGAATGATAGCGAGGTACCCCCGGTATGGACATGCAGGATATTAGGTACCTCGCCGAAGGCTTGAACGGTATCGTGGCGGAGGCTACAGATCTGTTTGAGGCACGCATCAGGGAGCTTGTTGAGCAGGGTGCACCGTGGGAGCTGGTGCGTGAAGAAGCACGCCGTATGTTCATCTCACTGGTGGACGGATACCGTGTGCAGGCTGAAGCTTCGGGGGAGGAATGGTACCGGTATCTGCGGGAGCTCGCTGTGGGGGAGGCCGCAGGGGTGCCTTCTGTTGAGGTGCCGCTGGTGGAGCGCAGGAAGTTGAGCTCTGCTGTCTGGTGGGCTTCGCAGTGGCTAGAAGAGCCGAACGTGGATGTGGAGCGTGCGCTGGCGGTGTTATCCGAGCGGCTCGACCAGTTCATCAAACATGCTGGGCGCGAGAAGGTTACCCAGCTTGCGGTGGCTGATCCGGCAGCGAAGCGTTTCGGGCGTGTGCCGGTGGGCTCCACCTGCACCTGGTGCGAGATGCTCGCTTCGCGCGGGTTCGTCTACACTAGCCCTAAAAGCGCCGGTATGTTTATGCGGTTCCATTACAAGTGCGATTGCCAGGTGGTGCCCGGGTTTGAGGGCAAGAACCCGGTGGAGGGTTACGATCCTGGCGTGTATAAGGCTCGGTATGATGCGGCTGTTGAAGCGTTGCGTGCGGAGTCGAAGCCTGGAACACGCTTTGTTGATCGGGATGTGGCGTGGCGGATGGGTGTGATGTTTCCCGAGGTGTACGGCCGTAAATCGGCGGCTCTGGCATGGGAGGGTGAGACTATCCCTCTTGGAGATGGTGTTGCTGCACGTGTGGCGGCAAAGCATACCAAGCAGGATGCTCAAGCGTTGCAGCGCTGGGCAGAAGGTAAACAGCCAGATGGGATACCGTATTATGTGCGTCTGCAGAAGGCGATTCTGGGTGAGATTCCCTGGACTCGTGAGCTGAAAAAGCTTCGTCGCGAGTTGGATAGCGCGATTGACCGGTCTGTGGTCTTGGAGTCGTTTACGGTATCGCGATGGGCACCATTAGAGACTTTCGGTGTGGGCAAGATTGAGGAAATATACTCGCTTCG